TGAGCGCCCCACCGTCCGTAAAGAAGTTGAGGAACCCACCGGCGGTCGTGCTGTACACGCGGGGTCTGGGCCCACCCGTATCGTTGTGGGTGAAGATGAGGGTCCCGTCGACGGTCACACTGAGGATGGTCCGCTCGAATAGGAGCCGGACCTTCTTGACCCCCGTTCCGGTGACAGTCGAGGCGATGGTCCCGGATGTGAGGAGGGTTCCGTCGTACCTGAGCTGGACGGCGGTATCGTTAAAGGTTAGGTTGTACCCCTGGGCATTTGAGGTGGCCCCTTCGTTATAAAAGTTGAATTCGGAATAGTTCCCTGCTGAGGCGGTGTTACACTCGAACTCACCGGCCCATGCGTTGGGGAGTTTCAGGTCCCAATTTTTGTTTTCGTGGTACGTGTCACCATCGACGAGAAGGATGGTGTTCCTGGCGACCGTGTTCAGAATGGTATCCGCACCGACGACCTCGTTCACCACCAACTTCCCGACACGCAAGGTAGCATTCGGGATGTTCAAAATACCCTGAGGTGCCTCGATGGACATTTAATATAGGTGGGGAAAAAAGAATTCACCCGCGAACGACGAAGTCGTTCATCACGAGTGAGACTGGGCGACGAACTTTAGAAACTCTGTTCAGTTTGTAAAGTTTGGTTTGAGGGTTTATGAACTTGGAAAGAGGGTTTATGAACTTGGAACGACCGGCCACTCAACACCAGTGAGGTTTCCGTCCGCGTCTAGGATGGGTCGAGCTATCATGGGAAAGTTCCTGAGGGCTTGGCGGTACTCTTTCCAATCTTGAATATCTTTTACCAAATTATGTGGATAATCTGAGGTCATGTACTTATCACTCTTATCGAGGAGAACGTTGCGTTCCTCCCGAAACTTTTTGATCGCATCAGTATTCTGGAGTTTGTAAAGTGTATCTTCATACGTCTTATCAACGGGTTTTACTATATTTTCAAAAACGACACTATCCCATGTGGTTCCATCGGAGGTATAGGGTTCACCCGGAAACATTTTTTCTAATACTTGGGAGAGCATATATACTTTACCCCGATATTAATTTAAGGTTATGATAACTTTACCTTGTATTGGGACCGTAGAATCGTACCCAAATGTAACGTTTGTACCATTATTCCTCGAGGAACCACCATGACCACCTTCAGTAGTGTAGTTGTTGCTTGCCCTACCACCCACGTACCCACCACCACCACCAGCGTTGTGTGCCCCACTACCACCACCACCACCAAATCCACCTGTGCCGTTATATGAGCTACTATTGTACCCGTAATTTCCTCCTGCCGCGCCATTGTATGGGTTCTTACCACCTGACGGACCAGGAGTACCTGCACCATCACCATTTATACCGTATGAAGCCCCGCCACCGGAGCCAAAATCTCCACTGGATGCCGCCGTCCATGAATTCTGAAGAGAAGCTTGAGACCGACCAGCATCGGCGTGGGCGAAACTAAAGCCTCCCCCATTAGCAGCGGTCCCACCCCCACCACCACCCGCGACAAGGTATAAACTACTCGCCGTGGCTTCCGAGCTTCCGAAATCCTCCTTGAGAACCCATGAAGCCCCCCCACCACCCCCAGCGTTGTTTGTGGAGATTGGAAGGGGAGACGACTGACCGACAATAATGGTTAGTTTTTGCCCTCTCGTTAAAGAAAAGGTACCTTGGGTCCAGGCGGGTCTACCAGCTGAGGAATTGCCACCCAGAGTCCCGGACGCCCCATATGCCTTGATTGTATACGACCCCGTCTTAGGTATAGTCCAAAGTTGGAACCCCTGTTTCCCAGATATTTCATTAAAAAATGCGGTATCTTGTTCCCATACCTCCGAAGCATATGCAGTTTTCATTTGGGCGAACGTAGGACCATATCGTCCCGTAGCAGCAGCATTCGTGAACGTATGTGAGGTAAATGAGTAGAGTGAGTCGATCCCCACGATATTGATTGCTCTATCTGTGAACAGTCCACTGCTATTATCAGTCAATCGGAATGTTACACTCGTTGTACCCGTAGCCGCAATTTGACCTGTTATCTCACCTGAACTCCCATCAAGGACGAGGGTACCTCCTCCCACCTTAGCTGGTAAGGCGTTACTACCGGGTGCTACAGAGAACTTCCTATTGGAACCACCACCACCATCTGTACCTGCGAGTGTTTGAGTTTCGGACACAGCAGGATCGAAAATCAGGGTCGCACCAGTCGCGGTAGTCCACCCAGTCGCAAACCCAATCGCAGCAGTACTGGTCCCGTTCAAACCCGATGTACTGTTAATCTTAACTTTATAGGGTTGTTGGGCGAGAGCCCAAGATCCCGATCCACCAAAAAATTGTATATTGTTGATTCCGAGATAATTGTGCCCCGTCGTGCTTCTCTTTGTCTTTATTACCACTCTGAAATATTTGAATGCTTCGGTCGACCCCGTGGATAGTGTTGTGACATTTGTGGACAGGCCACTCAACGCATCTGATGTCAGCCCCTCCCCAGCATGAAGCGATGTCCAATTCGTAGTGTCGTTGCTCCCTAATATAACAAATAGCCCATGTACAAAGCTCAAAGTCCGACTGCCTATTACAGCACGAGTTAGTATAACTGGGTTGGGTATTTGTAACTGCCACCAATGACCGCGATGTGTTGTTCCGCTTATATCTTGAGTTGCCGGAGCTCTTTGGCCCGGTGCATAGGGTGCATTGGTATCGTAGCCCCCGAGTATGTCTTGGGTATTATCTGACCAGTAGTTACCACCGAGGTCCGTGTTTCGAACCGCACGCCACGCGTATTGGGACGCCGCCGAGGCAGTCGCTGTGTACCCCGGTATAGAAGTAGCATTTGTCATCGCACTAGGTGGAAACTCAACCGCCTCATTCCCCATTTTAAAGGTTACTTGTGTCCCGGCGGCGTTCGGTGCGGTCGCATCGACAACACTATACAAACTTCCATCGGCACCTTCCAATTGTACCGTCGATCCACTGACAATACCCGTACCCGTCGCCGTGAATACTTGGGTTGATGTGTCAAACACGAAGCCTGAGGTGGTGGTTTGCACAGTGTCGTAGATATAAGCAGAACCGGCGTCAGTAATAGTATCCGGATCTTCACTTTGTGCCCCCACGATAACCTTCTCCCCGTCACCACTCATGGCGACGCTCCACCCGAAACGGTCATCCGCCGCCTTGTCTGATGCTACAATCTTTGTTTCCATACCCCAAGACGAACCACTGTAGGTATAGATATAGGCAGCACCGGCGTCGGTAGTACCATCCGGATCTTCATATTGCGACCCCACGATAACCTTCGTCCCATCCGAGTTCATGGCGACGCTGTAGCCGAAATAGTCATTCACCGCCTTGTCTGATGCTTCAATCTTCTGTTGTTGAGACCACGATGAACCATTGTAGGTATAGATATAGACCGAACCGGCGCTACTAATATTATCTGGATCTTCTAAGTACGCCGAAACGATAACCTTCGTCCCGTCACCACTCATGGCGACGCTATCACCGAATCGGTCACTATCCTGCTTATCTGATGCTTCAATCTTCTGTTGTTGAGACCACGATGAACCATTGTAGGTATAGATATAAGCAGAACCGGCGTTAGTAACACCCGGATCTTCATATGGCGACCCCACGATAACCTTCGTCCCATCCGAGTTCATGGCGACGCTCTCCCCGAATTGGTCATTCGCCGCCTTATCTGATGCTTCAATCTTAACTTCTGAACCCCAAGACCCACCACTGTAGGTATAGATATATACAGAACCGTAGGCGAGGTTTTCATTGGACGCCCCCACGATAACCTTCGTCCCGTCACCACTCATGGCGACACTGTTAGCGAATTGGTCACTGTTCGTCAGGTCTGATGACACAATCTTTGTACCCGTATCCCAAGACGAACCATCATAGGTAAATATATAAGCAGCACCCGCATAAGGTCCATCACCGTTCGCACCTACAATAACCTTCGTCCCGTCAGAGTTCATGGAGACGCTACCACCGAAAAACGCGCTCGCCGCCTTGTCGGATGCCACGATCTTTGTACCCGTATCCCAAGACGAACCACTGTAGGTATATATATAAGCAGAACCGGCGTCGGTAGTACCATCCGGATCTTCCACGTACGCCCCCACGATAACCTTCGTCCCGTCTGAGTTCATGGCGCAACTCCTGCCGAAATTGTCACCCGCCGCCTTATCCGATGCTACAATCTTTGTACCCGTACCCCAAGACCCAACCACTGTCCCACCACTAGGAAGTGTGGTTAACGGTGAAATACCCGTGACCGTGGGTGGTTGGGCGATAGGGGCCCACCCTGACCCCGTATATGCTTCCATGAACCCGATTGTGGAGTTGTACCTGATCGTACCTGGAGGTGCATACGTCGGTCTCTGGGCGGTCGTGCCACCTGTGACCACGAGGTCTCTAGACATGATACGACCAGAAACCTCGAATTCTGCCGTGGGAGAGATACTTATCGTAGCCCCCATACCAGCGTGGGCTGTACAGAAATAGTAAAGTGTTGTGGGGGAATCTGCGGAGACCACAAATGTTCTCGTGGCTGTACCTCCACCTCCGTACGCCCCTAAATTCGTTATACCCGTAGTATATTCACCACCAGTGGCGGTTGTTGAAAATATAAGTGGGTGACCCGAAAGAGTCGTACTAGATACGTCAAATATATACGTATGGTTTTGCTCTAATTGCAGAGAAGATTGCTGTACACCGTCTATGTAGTATTTATTAGCACCACTGGCATCCGATACAGTAACCACGAATGTCTTTGTGGTCGCCTCGCCGCCACGACCTGCTCCACCGACTGAAAATGTTGTCGCTGTCATCTTCCCCCCCTCGATCGAGAAGGATTCCGCGAAAAGGTCCCACTCGGCGAGGGCGACGTCCGTATTCGACCCATTCGTTTTCGTCGCGACCATCGCATACTTTTTGAAGGACTCAGTGGCATTCACGATGATCGTTTGAACGTTCGAGGCTGACCCGGGATCCACGCCGCTCCAGTTCGTCAGTTCCGTCCAAGTCAAAGAATCGTTGGTCGCATAGACATTCGCGGAGGCAGGGAACTTAGTTAGGTCGGTGGGAGGGGTCAGTTTCATGTGACGCAGGGTCGCTTTGTACGGGAACTCAACCG